GAGGGAAGCGTATTCCCCGTCGAGGTCCAGACCTTCGTTGAACTTGATAAGCGCCGTGATTTCCTCGCCATTGCGAACCAGCGGGGTCCTGTTGCGAGAACCAGCGCCCTTGCTATCTCCCTCTTCAGTACCAGCAGCAGCGGCAGCAGCAGCGAGAGCGGCGATTTTCAGTTCCGGGTGACGAACGTCGCGGGCCTTGTCGCACAGGCGGGCCCAGAACACGGACGGGTTAGAATGTGCGCGGGCCTTCAGTGCATCGAACAGCGCGGTCTTCTCGGTGCGAACCAGTTTGCCCTCCGGGCTCTTGCCGAGGTCAGCGTGCTTGATATCGAACCAGTCAAAAGCGAACGCGAGGTTCATACCCAGAACATAATCGTTAGTAGAAAGTTCGACCATCTCGCTCGCAGCGTCCAGCGTGTTGAGCAGGTCATTCCGCAGGTCAACCAGACCTTTGTTCGAGCCCGGAACGACCGGGGACATTTCGACGGCAGCGCCGTCATTCTTGGTGGTCTTCGACATAGTGTAGGCTTCCTTATGTCAGGCCGGGAAGCGGGCCTGTTCGCTGTCTGATTCGTTTGAACCAGTGTCGTCATTATGCATATTCTAGTAGGTATTGCAACAACATTCGCCAAAAGCGCCCAAAAACTTAGGGAAAGCCTAACAATGTTAGGTTATGGCGACCCCCACGCTACCCGGACCACCCCAAAACAGAGAAACAAGAAGGGACCCCCCCTACTTACTAATTCACTCATTAAATCACCTTTCCCCCTACTTTATCTTACACTGTACCACAGAAACCCCCCGGTACCCTTTTCAAACGCAGACCCCCCGGGGGGGTATATATTTTTGGGGAGTTTTTACCGGGGTTTACTTCGCAACTTGTTTCTCCTACTACTTTACTAACTGAGGCCCCAAACGGCACGCAGACACTTAAATATGCCTATAGTTCACGTAGAGCCTACCGACGAACACCCGGTTCCCTATGACATCTCAGACGAGGTGGCTCCGACTTTCCTTGAGGAAATGGCGGTAGCGGGAGCAACTGCGGAACTTCAGGTAGACCTAGGTGTTTCCCTAGAGCTGGACCCGGCTGACACTGCACGGCAAGAAAGCCTGCTTAAGGCCGTTATAAGTAAGCAAAAATCCAAGAACCTGCGTGACCCCAATACTGCCTTCGCAGCCGCAGCATTTCTTAGGACCTACGGCCAACAGCTTGCCTTCGACGTAGCCAGCGCGCGGGCGGCAATTACGAATAAACTAATGGAGCTTGCCAACTGCGGCGACCCTAAGTTTGAACTTAAGGCTCTGGAACTACTAGGTAAGCACAGCGACATCGGGATATTCACCGAGCGCAGCGAGATCACCATCAACTACAAGAACCCCGAGGACCTTGAGGACGCCATCAAGGAGCGGGTCAAGCGCCTGCTCAACGCAGACATTATAGATATCACCCCGCTGAACAATGACCTCGACGAAGAACTGGGGGTAGCAAGCACGGAAGAAAGCGCGGAGCAGACGGATACTGGGGAGGAGCCCAGTGGCGCAGCCTGATCTCCTGAAGAACATATCCCTCAAGGACATCCCGTCTATTTTACCAGCCTTGTCCTTAGCGGAGCAGGAGCAGCTCCTAGCTGAGCTGGATCACCTAGAGTCCCTGAAGAAACAGAAGCTAGCCCAGAATAAGTTCCTAGCCTTCGTGTCCCAGATGTGGCCGTCGTTTATCGGGGGTAGGCACCATGCCCGCATGGCCGATGCCTTTGAGCGGGTGGCTAATGGCACTTGCAAGCGCCTGATAATCAACATGCCGCCCCGGCATACTAAGTCCGAGTTCGCGTCGTACCTGCTACCGGCTTGGTTCTTGGGTAAGGAACCGGGCAAGAAGGTGATCCAGACCAGCCACACTGCCGAGCTGGCCGTGGGCTTCGGGCGTAAAGTCCGTAACTTGGTGGATACCGACGCCTACCATAAGATTTTCCCTGACTTAGTCCTCCAAGCGGACTCCAAGGCGGCTGGCCGGTGGAACACCAGCAAGGGTGGTGACTACTTCGCCATCGGTGTGGGGGGTGCGGTGACTGGTAAGGGTGCCGACCTGCTCATTATCGACGACCCGCACAGTGAACAGGAAGCGGCAATCGCGGAAACCAGCCCTGAGGTCTACGACAAGGTCTACGAATGGTACACTTCGGGACCCCGGCAGCGACTCCAGCCCGGTGGTGCCATCGTCATAGTGATGACGCGGTGGTCTAAGCGTGACCTGACGGGGCAAGTAGTCAAGGCGGCGCTCCAACGGGGCGGTGAGGAGTGGGAAGTCATTGAATTTCCGGCACTTTTGCCCTCTGGGAACCCCCTATGGCCCGAGTTTTGGTCACTTGAGGAGCTTACGGCCCTAAAAGAAGAGCTACCCAACGCAAAATGGATGGCTCAGTACCAGCAGAACCCGACATCCGAGACTTCGGCCATCGTGAAGCGGGATTGGTGGCAGATTTGGGAGTCCGACGTGCCCCCCAAGTGTAATTTCACCCTGATGGCGTGGGATACGGCGTTTGAGAAGACCCAACGTGCTGACTATTCGGCGCTAACCACGTGGGGGGTGTTCTACCAAGCTGATGCGACGGGCAAGGAGCAGGCAAACATCATCCTGCTGAATGCGTTCAGAGAACGCATGGAGTTCCCCCAGCTAAAACAGGTGGCGGTGGACCAGTATAAGGAGTGGAAGCCCGACAGTATCATTATAGAGAAGAAGGCCAGCGGTGCCCCCCTGATCTACGAGATGCGGGCCATGGGTATACCAGTGCAGGAGTTCACACCGAGCAAGGGTAATGATAAGATCAGCCGACTGAACGCAGTTAGTGACTTATTTGCTAGTGGTAGAGTATGGTGTCCTAACACCCACTGGGCTGAAGAGGTGGTTAACGAAGTTGCGGAGTTCCCTGCCGGGGAGCACGACGACTATGTTGACAGTGTTTCTCTGGCCTTGATGCGGTTCCGCAGGGGTGGCTACGTGGGTTCCGATTTGGACGAGAAAGAAGAGCCCAAGATGTTTAAGTCAAACCGGGGTAAGGGATACTACTAAATGGCTATCGACAAGGCACTGAACCAAGCCCCTGCTGGGCTATCTGCTATCGACCCAGAGCAGGACGGCCCTGATCTCGAAATTGAGATCGAAGACCCCGAGAGTGTTAAGATCAAGACCGGGGACATGGAGATTGAACTTGAGCCCGGTGACGAGGCCGACGACGAGTTCAACGCTAACCTTGCCGAAGAAATGGACGAGAAGGAACTGACTAGTCTTGTCGGTGACTTGCTCAGTGACTTTGACGACGATATTAGCTCCCGTAAGGACTGGATTCAGACCTACGTGGACGGCCTAGAGTTGCTTGGTTTGAAGGTCGAGGACCGCACCGAGCCATGGCCGGGGGCGTGTGGTGTCTACCACCCCCTGCTATCAGAAGCGTTGGTTAAATTCCAAGCCGAAACCATGATGAGTACGTTCCCTGCGGCTGGTCCGGTTAAGACCCAGATCATCGGTAAGGAGACCACGGAGAAGAAGGACGCCGCTGTTCGTGTCGCTGCTGACATGAACTACCAGTTGACCGACGTGATGGCTGAGTACCGCCCCGAACACGAGCGGATGCTGTGGGGCTTGGGTCTCTCGGGCAATGCCTTCAAGAAGGTCTACTACGACCCGAACCTTACTAGGCAGGTGTCGATGTACGTGCCCGCCGAGGACGTGGTTGTTCCGTATGGTGCGTCTAACCTTCAGTCGTCGCCGCGCGTTACCCACGTCATGCGTAAGACACCCAATGAACTTAAGAAGCTACAGGCTGCTGGGTTCTATACCGACGCCGACCTTGGCGACCCGGTTGATACGTTCGACGAAGTTGAGAAGAAGATTGCGGAGAAGATGGGCTTCCGGGCTTCGTCTGATGATCGCTTCAAAATTCTTGAGATGCACGTTGACCTCGACCTGCCCGGGTTCGAAGATAAGGACGATGACGATGAAGAGACGGGCATTGCCCTGCCTTACGTCATTACCATCGAAAAAAACACGCAGACCGTACTAGCCATCAGAAGGAACTGGCACCCCGATGACAAGGGCAAGCAGAAACGCAATCACTTTGTTCACTATTCTTACATACCGGGCTTTGGCTTCTATGCTTTTGGTCTTATCCATCTCATCGGCGCTTTTGCTAAGTCTGGTACTAGTATCATCCGTCAACTTGTTGACGCTGGTACCCTTTCTAATCTCCCGGGTGTCTTTAAGACTAAGGGACTCCGCGTCAAGGGCGACGACACACCTATTGCACCTGCTGAGTTCCGCGACGTAGACGTTTCGTCTGGTACGATCAAAGACAACATCATGACGCTCCCGTACAAGGAGCCGTCGCAGGTCCTCTACACCCTGCTGGGTACCATCGTTGACGAAGGCCGTCGCTTCGCGGGTGCTGCTGATTTGCAGGTTAGCGACATGTCCGCTAACAGCCCGGTGGGTACGACCCTAGCTATCCTCGAACGGACCCTGAAGGTGATGTCGGCTGTTCAGGCCCGCATCCACTTTGCCATGAAGCAGGAGTTTGTCCTGCTGCGTGATATCATCCGCGACTACACCCCCGAGTCCTACGACTACGAACCCGAAGACGGTACGCCCCGTGCTAAGAAGGGCGACTACGACCTTGTCACGGTGATCCCGGTGTCGGACCCCAATGCGTCCACTATGGCGCAGAAGGTTGTCCAGTATCAGGCGGTGATGCAGTTGGCGCAGGGTGCGCCCCAGTTGTACGACCTGCCCTACCTGCACCGTCAGATGCTCGAAGTCTTGGGTATCCAGAACGCTGAGAAGCTCGTCAAGCTGGACGAAGACCAGAAGCCGCGTGACCCTGTCAGTGAGAATATGTCAGTCTTCATCGGCAAACCGGTCAAGGCGTTCATTGCTCAGGACCACGAAGCCCATATTACGGTTCACCAGACCGCTATGCAGGACCCCAAACTTGCCCAGATAATGGGTCAGAACCCGCAGGCGCAGGCTATTATGGCGGCTTTCTCCGCGCATATTCAGGAACATCTGGCGTTCAACTACCGCAAACAGATCGAAGAACAAGCTGGCGTTCCGTACCCGGCACCCGATGCCGAGATGGATGAGGAGACTGAAGTTCAGGTGTCCCGTCTGGCCGCTGCCGCAGCTCAACAGCTGCTTCAGAAAGATCAAGCCGAAGTTGCACAGAAGCAGGCCCAGCAACAGCAGCAGGACCCGCTTATCCAGATGCAGCAGAAGGAACTTGAGATTAAGGGACACGAAGTCGAGATCAAGCGTCAGAAGCTTCTGGTTGATGGCGCAACTGCCAAGGACAAACTGGAGCTCGAAGAGAAACGTCTCGGCGTCCAAGAACGTATCGCTGGCCTACAGGTCGGCGCAAAAATTGCCACAGACAAGGCCAACCTGACTGCTCAACAGCATGAAGCCGGTCTTCGTATGGGCGTCGATATCGCTAGGGAAATGGCCCAACAGGCCCAGACCAAGGCGCAAGAAAGTAAACCAGAGGAGACTGAATGAGTAATGACGTACTGAAATTCCTTTCAGACAAAATACAAGCCGAACGCCTGCTACTGGCCGAAGACATGTCCATGGGTAAAGCCAAGGACTTCGGAGACTACAAGTACGCCTGCGGAATTATCCGTGGGCTGCTCCTTGCAAACAACATGATAATTGAAACCGCAGAAAGGTTGAATAACGCAGATGACTGAACTTCTCGTCGGCTCAAACCCCGATAACTTGGAAGACACTACCGTACTACCCGATACCCCCGAACTTAAGGCCAAGCAGCTACCGGACCCGTCTGGGTATCGTATTCTGTGCGCTATCCCTGAAGTGGATAAGAAGTTCGACAGCGGCATTATCAAAGCCGACATCACCGTCCACCACGAAGAACTCCTTACCACTGTTCTCTTCGTGCTAAAGATGGGTCCTGACTGTTACAAAGATGCAACACGTTTCCCCAGTGGCCCTTGGTGCAAGGAGGGCGACTTCGTACTTGTGCGCCCCCATTCCGGCACCCGGGTGAAAATCCACGGGCGTGAGTTCAGGATTATCAACGACGATTCCGTGGAGGGCATTGTTGAAGACCCTCGCGGTATCTCCAGAGCCTAGGAGGCACAAGTGACTGATAAAGCTAAAGAAAAGGACGACTTCGAGTTCGAAGTTGAGAACGAAGCCCCGGTACCCGCTAAGGCGGCTAAGCCGGAAGTTGACATTGAGATTGAGGACGACACCCCGGTAGAAGACCGAGGCAAGACCCCGATGCCCAAGGCTCTGGTTGATGAACTGGAGGCCGACGAGCTGGAGGACTACTCCGACAAGGTCAAGACCCGTCTGAAGCAGATGAAGAAGGTCTGGCACGATGAACGTCGTGAGAAGGAAGCCGCCCGTAGGGAACAGCAGGAAGCCATTGAGCTTACCCGCCGCGTGGTCGAGGAGAACCGCCGTCTGAAGAGTAACCTCCATAGGGGGGAACAGATGCTGGTCGATACTTCCAAAAACTCCGTGGAAATGGAGATGGCGGCAGCGAAGCGTGCCTATAAGGAAGCCTACGAAGCCGGGGACTCCGACAAGGTTGTCGATGCTCAGGAAAAGATGACAGAGGCTAACTACAGGCTACAGCAGCTGAAAAGTTATAAGCCTACTTTACAAGCTCCAGAACCTGAGGTAGAACTACCGCAGACGGTGCAACAGGCTCCCGTCCTAGATGCCAAAACCCGTGCGTGGCAAGAGCGCAATATGTGGTGGGGCAACGACGACGAGATGACCGCCTCCGCTTTGGGGCTGCATCAGAAGCTGATTAAGCAGAACGGCGACAGATTCGTCGGCACTGATGATTACTGGCGAAGCGTTGACGAAACAATGCGCCGTCGATTCCCTGAGTACTTCGGGGAGCAAGAACAACCGGCTGACGGGGGCGGCAAGCCCGTTACGCGCAACGAAACTAAGCCAGCCACTGTAGTTGCACCGGCCTCTCGCAGTACATCCTCCAAAAAGATCGTACTGAAACAATCACAGGTTCTTCTTGCGAAGAAATTGGGTTTAACCCCCGAGCAATATGCCCGGGAAATGAGAAAGTTGGAGAACTAAAATGGCCGAGACTAGACTTGCACGCGAACTTGAAAGCCGTACCCTGACCGAGCGTCCCAAATCATGGCAGCCAGCTTCGGCTCTGCCTGAACCGGATAAACAGCCCGGATATTCGTACCGGTGGATTCGTGTTTCGAACCTGAATGTAGCCGACCCGAGCAATGTGTCTGCGAAGATGCGCGAAGGTTGGGAACCAGTAAGGTCCGAAGAACAGCCCAAGTTCCACATGATGGTGGACCCCAATAGTCGTTTTAAGAACAACATTGAGGTCGGTGGGTTGTTGCTCTGCAAGATTCCCGAGGAGTTCATGGTTCAGCGTAGTGAATACTACGCTAAGAAGAACCGGGATCAAATCGAGTCGGTAGACAATAACTTTATGCGCGAGAACAACCCGAAGATGCCCCTTTTTAGCGAAAGGAAGTCTTCGTCCTCGTTTGGCAAAGGCAAATAACTAGGAGAAAATAATGGCATACCCTTCCGTTACGGCCCCTTATGGGCTTCTTCCGATCAACTTGATCGGCGGGCAGGTTTTTGCTGGTGCTACCCGCCAGATTCCGATTGCTTCCAACTCCGCGACTGCCATCTTTTATGGTGACATCGTGAAGCTGGCGAACACCGGTCTTCTGGTTCAGGACACTGGTACTGACGCTGCTACCCCTGTTGGCGTTCTTCTTGGTTGCTCCTATACGGACCCGACCTTCGGAAAGACGTTCCGGCAGTACTACCCCGGCGCTGTCAATGCTTCGGACATCGTTGCCTTCGTGGCCGATGACCCGGATCAGCTGTTCAAGGCCGCTGTAGTGTCTGGCACCACTGTTGTTACCTACGTCAACCGTACTGCCGTTGGTAACAACGCCCTGTTGGTTCAGAACGTTGGTTCCACAATCACTGGTAACTCTGCGGTAGCTCTTCTGGCTACTACGGCTACTACCAACACCTACCCGGTGCGTATTATCGACGTAGTCCCGGAAACCGCTATTGCGGGCTATCCCGGGTCTTACACCGAAGTGATTGTTAAGTGGAATGAGCCGACAACCGGCGCTGCTGGCGGTCATCAGTACCGTCAGGCTACTGGTATTTAAGGAGAACATGACAAATGGCTATTTCACGCGCACAGCTACTTAAGGAACTCCTGCCCGGTCTGAACGCCTTGTTCGGTCTGGAATATGCTCGTTACGGCGAAGAGCATAAGGAGATTTTCGAAACCGAGACTTCGGAACGTTCGTTCGAAGAAGAAACCAAGCTGTCGGGCTTCTCCGCTGCTCCGGTTAAGAACGAAGGTTCTGCCATTGCTTATGACAATGCGCAGGAAGTCTTCACTGCCCGCTACAACCACGAGACGATTGCTCTGGGTTTCTCGCTGACGGAAGAAGCGATTGAGGACAACCTCTACGATTCTCTGTCTTCGCGTTACACCAAGGCTCTGGCTCGTGCCATGGCGTATACCAAGCAGACCAAGGCGGCTGCGATTCTGAACAACGGCTTTAGCTCGTCCTATCCGGGCGGCGACGGTCAGCCTCTGTTCAGCGCTTCGCACCCGCTGGTTTCCGGTGGTACCAACTCCAACATTCCGGCCACTGCCGCCGACTTGAATGAAACCAGCCTCGAAGCTGCCGTCATTCAGATCGCCGGTTGGACGGATGAACGTGGCCTGCTGATCGCAGCTAAGCCCCGTAAGTTGATTGTCCCGCCGAGCCTGATGTTCGTTTCGACCCGTTTGCTGGAGACTGAACTCCGTACCGGCACTTCGGACAACGACATCAACGCTCTGAAGAGCAACGGTTCGATCCCGGAGGGTTACACTGTTAACCACTTCTTGACCGACACCGATGCTTGGTTCCTGTCCACGGACGTTCCGAATGGTCTGAAGCACTTCGTTCGTGCGCCGCTGGCGCAGTCAATGGACGGCGACTTCGACACCGGCAACGTTCGTTACAAGAGCCGCGAGCGTTATTCGTTCGGCTGGTCTGACCCGCTGGGCATGTACGCCTCGCAGGGTGCCTAAGTAAGATTAGAGGGAAGGGGCTAAAACCCCTTCCCTTTTTTCTATTAGGCTGTATTGTGTGATTATCTAGGGTTTTTACCTGTACCGACTGTCCTAGCAGACGTTGTAGAGACGGTACGGGGATGTGCTACAACACGGAGAATTTCAATGGCTTTGTCTACTTTTCAGGGTCCCGTCCGTTCGCTGAACGGCTTCTATTCGACTGGCCCCGGCACGGTTATCAACCTGCCAAATAACACGAACACCATTACGCTGGATGTCCCCACCTATGCTGGGCGTATCATCCGCACCAACGACGCGACTCTGGTTATCACCCTGCCGACGCTTGACGCCTCGGCTGACCCGGCTTCGGCTGGTCCCGGTAGCGACCCGAATAGCCCCAATAACATGGGCGTTTCCTTCACTTTCTTGGTCCAGACCGCCGCCACGACTTGGAAGGTTATCACTGCGGCTTCGCAGTACCTGCTCGGTTCCGCGCTGGTTATCGACACGGACACCACCGACACGGTCAACGGCTTTGCGGCTAACGGCACTTCCATCCGTTCGGTTAACCTGAACGGCACGACCACGGGCGGCATTGCTGGTTCTTACGTCACGTTCACGGCCCTGACCGCCACCCAGTGGCTTGTTTCGGGTGTGGTAATCGGCTCGGGCACCATCGCAACACCGTTCGCCACCTCGTAATAGGAGGCCGATATGGCTATGCAATATGATGTCAAGTCTAAGCACATGTCTGCTTCGGGTGTTGCGGTTAACTACCGTACTCGCCTGAAGGGGGCTATTATCTCTGCGGATACTACGTCTTCCACTAAGAATACCGTCTTTGCGAACAATACTACCCAGACGGGTACTTACAATATCCCCGGTTCTACAACGTGTACGGTAACGATTACCAACCACGGTCTGGCTACCGGCGATAGGGTTTGGCTGAACTTCACCACGGGAAGCGGTACGACGAATAACGTCTATACTGTTACTAAGGTAGACGCGAACTCCTTTACGATCACCACGGCGAGCCTGACTACAAACGGCAACGTGACGATGTACGCGACGATCCTTATGGAAGCGGATAGCTATTACCCTGCGGCGTATAACGTCCTTATTCCCGGGGAAGGTATCCTTGCTGAGAACGGCATCTACGTGGGTTTGGTTGCTTCTGTAACCGCAACCATGTTCTACGGGTGATGCTGTGGTTGCAACCAAGGGTTACGAACTAGCGGGAAGGCGTCTCTTCATCGCTCTGCCAGCCTACGATTTCAAGGTGTCCTTGAAGCTGGCAGTGTCGTTGGCTAGCTTTGCCCAGTCCGCAGGCCAGCACGGTATTAGCATCCAAATCGGCAGTATTTGCGGTTGTTCGGTAGTTTCCCGGGCCCGCAACCTGCTGGCTAAGGACATGCTGGAGTCCGACTGCACGGACCTGCTTTTCATTGATTCTGACATTAACTTCGAACCGGACGACGTTTTCCGGCTTATGGCTTGGTCTTCGGACCCCAAGAAGGGCATCGTTGCCGGTGTTCCTCGCACGCGCAGCACAGACAGGGTCTACATTACCGACCTAGACTATGACGAGAACGGTGAGCTGACCATGAACGGCATGGGGCTAGTTCGTGCGAAGCGAGTGGCTACTGCCTTTATGCTGATACGCCGCGAAGTCTTCGAGACGCTGACCCAGAAGCACCCTGAGTGGGAATACGACGACAAGCGGTCTGACCGCCGCCTGAACGCCATGTTTGACTTCAAGGTGACCGACGAGGGCTACATGGGGGAGGACTTCCTCTTCTGTGACCGCGCCCGCGCCGAAGGTTTCGAAGTCTGGATCGACCCCACCATCAAGCTCGGCCACATGGGCGTGCAGGAGTACAAGGGCGACTTTGGCGGCGACGTGCTCTACCCGATGATTGTCCCTGTCCAGAAGGTGTCAAATGGCTAAGTCCCCGGCTTGGACGCGCAAGGAAGGCAAGAACCCCAAGGGCGGTCTGAACGCCAAAGGCCGAGCTTCCTACAACGCCGCCAACCCCGGGAAACCCGGCCTGAAGCGCCCCCAGCCTGAAGGTGGTAGCCGTAAGAAGTCATTTTGTGCCCGGATGTCCGGGATGAAGAAAAAGCTCACTAGCGCCAAAACCGCTAACGACCCCGATAGCCGCATAAATAAGAGCCTACGGGCATGGAAATGTTGACATGGAAATGATGGTTTGGAATTTTATTTTGAGCGCTATCGTGGCAGGCATGGGACTTTTACTGAGGGGTAAGTTCGACGAACTAAGTCGTCTGGGCATCCTTATGAACAAGACCCGGGA